ACATGATGTCCTCTATGCCCAAGGGCCTGACCGCTGCAACCGGTATGGACGCTCTGACCCACGCCATCGAGGGCTATATCACCAAGGGTCACTGCACCATCTCCGATATGTTCCACCTCGAGGCAATCAAGCTCATCAGTGAGAACCTGCGCGGTGCTGTCCAGAACACTCCGGAAGGCCGTGAGGGTATGGCTCTGGGTGAGTACATTGCCGGTATGGGCTTCTCGAACGTCGGTCTGGGCATTGTGCATTCCATGGCACACGGCCTGTCCGCTCTGTACGATACCCCGCACGGTGTGGCCTGCGCCATCCTGTTGCCGGTGGGCTTGGAGTACAACAAAACCGTCGCCGGTGAGCGCTACCGTGCAGTCGGCAAGGCCATGGGCGTGAAGGGCATCGACGAAATGAACGATGCCGAGGCCGCCGATGCAACCATCGCCGCTGTCAAGCAGCTGAGCGCTGACGTGGGCATCCCCACCAACCTGCACGGCATCCTGAAGGAAGAGGACATCCAGTTCCTGGCTGAGAGCGCTTACGCCGACGCCTGCCGCCCCGGCAACCCCCGCGATACCAGCGTGGAAGAGATCGTGGAGCTGTACAAGAGCCAGCTGTAAGCTGAATCAGATCAACTTCTCCCTCCTGAAATAGAAAAAGCAAGCCCCGTCCGCCGGGCAGCACGATATGCTGCAGGCAGGCGGGGTTTTGCTTTGCAAAATCTCATATAAAACAGAAACTCCAGCATCCGGTCCGGATACTGGAGTTCTTGGTGGGCGCGGGTGGATTACGCCAAGCCGCGCTGCTAAAAACAGCCCGCTGGGCTGTTTTTGCGCCGTCTTCAGCGACGTCGCCGCAGCTGTTCGAATTCACCCGCTGATGCCCTTTTGATAAGTTCGTATAAAACAGAAACTCCAGTATCCGATTCGGATACTGGAGTTCTTGGTGGGCGCGGGTGGATTCGAACAAGTCAAACTCCCGCACCTCTATGTCAAAGCGTTTAAAATCTATAGGAATCAAGCCGTTTTTCGCAATATCCATCCAATAAGTAAAGTGTTCATGCGCACACTTATGCGTGTGAAAGTGGGTTGCAAAGTGGGTTATTTTTGCCCGCTGGGCGCGTACTCGGACAAAGCATCAAAAACGGCCAGCGCAGCAGCATCGGCACGGCCAGCGACGGCGTGGCTGTACCAGCCGTAAGTATCCATACTCTTGCTGTGGCCCACCATACGGCGCAGCTGGGCCGGTGACACAGCGTCCTCGATCATGCTCACGAAGGTATGCCGCAGCTCGTACAGGCTGATGGGCGGGTCGATGCCGTTGCAGTTCTGATAGAACCGCCAGTAATTGTACAGGCTCTGCTCGTTCTTCAGCAGAAAAATTCGATCGTCACTCCGAAGCGGCCTGTTCTCTTCGAAGGCGCGCTGTTGTAACTGGGCCTTGATTACAGCCACGGCCAGCGGGTGCAGCACCACGGTGCGGATCGCATTCTCGTTCTTGCCGGTGGTCTGTTCGTTCAGGGTGTTGATGGCTCGGGCAAGGTGCAGCCGGTTACCGTCCACATCCCCCACGCGCAGGCCCAGCAGTTCGCCGGGCCGCAGGCCGGTCATGACGGCCAGCCGGTATGCGTGGATGTTCTCATCCAGCACCACTTTTCCACGCACCACACGGGTATCGGTGGAGAGCAGCACCCGCAGGGCGTCTGGCTGCAAGATTTTCTTACCCTTGAGCCGTGCACCTTTCGGCACTGCAAGGTTCTCGTCCTCGGGGCGCAGGGCCGTGTATTTGTGCTGGCGCGCCCACTTGACAAAGGCCACCTCAACGCCGCGAATATCTTGCAGCGTTTTGCGGGAGAGGTCTCCTCTGCTCTTGCGCTTGCTGTCCGGGTTCAGGCATCCCTCTTTGTATGACCGGTTCAGCACATCCTGGAGCATTCCCGTGTTCAGGTCGCCGATCCGGCGCGGGCCTATCACTGGCAGGATGTAGTTGCGGCCAAACTTCTCTACCTGATTGATGTAGCTGCTGCCTGCCGTGGCCTTGACCGAGATCATGTACTCTGCCCACACGTCAGCGCAGCGCTTCGTAGTGCTGGCGATGCCCTCATCCAGCCAGGCATCCGCTTTGCGGTTCGCTTCCCGCTGGCCGGTGCGGCCGGGCTTTGCGCTGGTGAAGGTTCGGCGCACACCGTCCTTCTGCACTTTGATCTGCCAGCGCTGCTGATTTGGCAGCCAGACGGCCGTGTTGGTTCGCAATCCCATAAAAATACACCTCCAAAAGGGTACACTTTGACAAGCCTGCCCGGAGGTGGTATCATAGTCTATACAGAGGCTTCAATTCTGTACAGAACTGCATCATCCCTCGGGTAAGCGGTTCTGGAACCTCCTTCGGTGCTGGTAACACCGGAGGAGGTTTTTCTTTTTATTCAGCTATTTCTTCATCTTCATCATCTGCCACATCTGGGTTCTCAGACACATGCGTGATAGAAAGGCTTTGACGATACTGTTCTGCCAGTGCTGTTCTCTTAAACTCAGCGGTAGGAGCGATTTCACCTACCAGCTTTTCGATATCATCCAGCGACACGCGAAAGAACTCCTTGCGCAGATTCACCTTGTTCACTCGCTGATCGTTCAGGATGTGGTGCAGTTTGGTTTCCAGACTGACTGCATCATCCGAGAAGATCATCGAATGAACATCGAACGGGAACGGCACACTCGCACTACCCAGTTCATTCACGCGATCCATAGGCTCCAAACGGCGCGTCATGCCGATTTTGAACACGTTCTCACCAAACGAGCCAATGTTACTGATAACGTACACGTTACCCGCCTTGCCATTCTGCAGTTGAACGATTTTATCACGCTGCTCGGCCACTGCGCCCAGTTGACGCTGCAGTTCTTCAATGCGCGCCTGAAGAAGCTTTGTTTTTTCATCATCCGCAGACTGCATCTGTTCTGTCAGCTGACTGATTTGGTCGTGATACTTGCTTTCTTCCTTCTCGATCTGTTTGCGCTGGCGTTCCAGCTCGCGGCATTCCTCGGCTTCCTGCCGCATCTGCTCACGGATAGCACGCTGCTCTTCACGAGCACGTTCTTTTTGAACATAGTATTCATACTCGATTTTAACGGCCTCTTGGAAGTAATAATCCAGCTCACCAATAAACTTCTTGACCGTGGGAGCAATGCTCTGATTACCATCTGCCGCGATTACATAATATTTGTTGGTGATCGTTTTGATATCGTTCAGAGCATCATCCAGCTTGCCAAAGCTGATATTATTCAGCACATTCTGCAACTCTGCTGACAGCGCAATGACCATCAGCTTGTAAATCGTAATGTTAGCTTTTGTTGTATAACGGTCCTTATATTTTTCAAATGTTGCCTGAATGTTCTTTTCGTTTTCTCTATACCGCTTCCGTAGTTCCTTCATGTCCAGACACTGGAGCGTAAGGGTCACGGTGGGCTGCATCAGAGCATCCGCATCCTTCAGCAGGTCATCCACAGACGGCAGTTCGTTTTCCGTACCGAATACTTCGCTGGCGTGCTGGATTGCCTTAATCAGTTCTTTGCTTCGGCGCACTCTTTGCAAGGCGTTGTTAGAACTTTTCAGAGCTTTGCCTTCATCTTCCTTTGCAGTGTTCAACTTTTCTGCCTGCAGTAAATTCTGCTCCTGAAGGCGAAGATTCTGCGTGGTAAGATCAGCATTTTCGGCTTTCGCTTTTGCAATTCCTGCTTCTTTGGCCTCCGCAGAGATTTTGTCAAACAGTGCCTGCTGATCAGAAAGTTTCGTATTCAAATCATCCAGTTTGTTCTGCAGCACTGCTTGCTCCTGCTCCATTCGGACAGTGGACGCACAGTTCGCGCACAGCCCATCCGTCAGTTTCAGAAAAAATCCTTTCCTGCCGCATCGAGTACATTTAGGCATTTTCCAATTCCTCCTCGGTTGGTTCCTCAGTATCTTTATAATAGTAGTAAGCCCGCCGGACATATTCTTCGGTAGTATCCAGCATTTCTGCTATTTCGCAGGCGTCACGCCCTTGTTTCAACATCGCAAACAGTTGCTGCTTTGGTATTGCATGGCGAATATACCAGTGATCTGCCCGCATCTCATGCCGTTCTATGATATCAAAAGGCATTTTTATTGAATAAAATCCGCCATACAGACAGTGACCCAGTTCATGGCCAATACGAGCCTGTTCTTCCGCATATGTATAAAAGTGTGAATTGTCCATCCCAATGAAGCACCGTCCGCATACCTCTGTGGACATACTGCCAGTAATGGGCAACGGGCGATGCAAAATCTCCACATTGTTTTCGGCCGCAACTTTATAAAAGTCAGCCCTTGTTCCCATTTGCATCCCGCTCCTTTATGAACCGAACGAATTGCTTTACTTCCTCATACTGAGCATCCGTAACCGGTCCACCGCCAAAAAGCGCAAATTTAATATCTTCATCTGTGACCCCGTCGCCTTGTGCGGCGGGGTCTTTCTGTTCGCCTATCAGGTCATTCACTGATACGCCGAAATAAGCAGCCACCTTAGAAAGAGTATCGCCAGAAGGCTTTGCCCCGGTGTTCTTCCACTTTGTTACCGTGGAGTTGCTCAAGCCGATTTCCCGAGCCGCCCTACTGCAGCTCACACCTTTTTTCTGGCACAGCTCATTGTAAAGGTCATAAAACACAATTTTCAACGCTCCTTTTTGTGCAGAGCGCCAAAACTAACCAAATTCAGATTTTTCCATTGACTTTCTAACCAAATTCAGATATCATAGTGTCACAGTTGAATCTGGTTAGCAAACAAAGCCCGGAATCAACTGAATGGCTCAGGCTAGAATTTGCGCTGGATAATTGTTAGCACCATCATCTTACCGCAAATTCTAACTAAAGTCAAGTTTTTGTGCTGAAGGAGGTTAGAATTGTATGCCTGCACAATGGACAGGTGAACTTGTTGGGAAAATGCACAACGCTGGCGTCACCGGCAAAGAACTCGCTGCGCAGATGGGCAAAAATCCCAAGTACGTCTCTCAGGTTCTGAATGGTCATTATGCGCCGAAGAAGTCCGAAAGCGAGTTTAATGCTGCACTCACTGCCATCATCAATGCGCGCAATAAAAAGGAGGCGTAACCATGAAGAAACCTTATCTGAAGCTCCGGCGTCTGTATGAAGATCAGGACCTTCAGCAGGGAGAGCTCGCAGAACTGGCAGGTCTGAAGCCGCGCACGCTGAACAAGCGCCTGAACGA